AGTCTCGGCCAAGTACAATGGAGATTTACAAACCTTGCAAATCCCAACTACATCCATATCGATCATGTAAACTTTATTCTCTCTGCACCACTCCGAATAAGGATCTCCAACGTTAAAATAGTTATTTTTAAAATCTCCCCTGGCCACTAAATATCCCCATCCTTTCTTAAACCATTTAATGGATCTTTAAGTTTTTCGTTTTCTTCCTTTAATTTCTTATTTTCAATACGCAGCTCGCCATTTAATTTTTGGTGGCCATCATTTATAACTTTAAGATTATCGTAGCTTTCCTGGAGACGATCTATTTCCTTTTTTAAATCTGTAATCTTATTATTTTGATTTTTTATAAATTTTTCTTGTTCTATCTTTACTTCATTCTCGTATGTTTTATCTTCATCACTCATACACAATCACTTTCTTCAAACTTATCACCTAAATATTCTATTTTTTGTTTGTCATTAGATGGGTGGTTAAAATCACAACAGCCAGCAGCAAAGTGCATTGGATATTCGTTTACATAAACCATATAAACTTTACAAAATTTTTCAAATTCTGGTGGCCAGTTCTCGTTAGCTTGTGCATTTAAAGTTAAAAAAATAAAAAATAAAATTATATATTTCATATCCAATCAACCTCTGGTAATCCGTTGTAATTAACGTCATAAATAAACCAGCCAAAAGCCATTAAACCACCCGCTAATTTTTGTGTAGATTCTTTTTTAAATGGTACTCTACGAGAAAAGACATAAATTTTTTTTAATTTATTTTGATTAAAAATTTGCTCTCGTCTTTTAACGCCTTCTAAATAAGAAATTTTAGAAAGCATAACCACTTTTTTACGAGCTAATTTAAAAGCCTGGAGAGTAAATTCTGTTGAAAGATTAAATGGAGGATTTGTTATAATATTATCAACTTTTTTGTCAGATTTTAAAAAATCAATTCCAATTTCTCCATAACCTCTATTTATTAAATCAGAGCTATAAACTTCATAACCTTTATCAATCATAACTTTAGACATGGCTCCATTTCCGCAAGCACATTCCCAAATATTTCCCTCAAATTTTTCTCTTTCCAATAAAGATTCAGTTGCCATGGGAGGAGTTGGATAAAAGTCATCTTTTTCTCTGTCTCCTTTTGCGTTGTGTCCGACATAAGCTAAAGCTGAACTTGTTTTCATTTAAAAGTTATCTCCGTTACTTCTTGCACCCAGGAAGCGGGTATTGTGTTTGTGTTACCTACTGTAATTTGTTGATCTTCGGGATCGATTGTGTAATCGGCAAAGATGGTAATTTTTGATTTTGTTTGGATGAGTTTATAACCAATCGAATAAGCGATAACGGGTTCAAGTCTAGCTGCTTTGTCGATTGACATCCAGCTGTTATCAGCAAGACAATCAAGCCACTTAACTTCAACCAACGGATAATCATTTATATTTCCATCTAATTTCTGTTTATTTCTATTCATAAAAACTAGACGGCAGAACCTTGCCTTTGGTTTTTTCTTTGATAATCTTCATCCAATTACGGCCAGGCATCCTAAATCCTTTGCACCACCTAAAAGTAGTTGTCGCTGGAGAAACCCCAGTAATTCCAATTAAATCTGCTAGTTTTTTGTAAGATAAGCCTTTGCTTATTCTAAATTTTTCTAAATCCATGCGTTGTCATTATGGAAATATAACCTTATTGGCAATAGCCTTAACCATATATGTTGTGTTTATACCACCAAATATACACAAGCACTCCAAGTTGTGAAATAAGTTACCATTTAAGTAAATTATATTGACAGATAAATAAATTCTTATTACGTTGCCATTATGGTAAATAATGTTACAGAAATAACGAATATTGCTAAAACAAAGAACAAAAAAGGTATCAGTTCAGACATGAATTTTTTAAAAGAAAAAATAACCCAAGTGGGTATGTCTCAAAAAGAATTAGCTCAAAAATTACAAAAAAATATTGTTACTGTTAATCGTTGGGTTAATGAAGAAAGACAGATTACACCAGAAAACGCCATTGAAATTGCAAAAATTTTAAAATGTGATCCAGCTGCAATATTATTCCCACCTAAAAAATTAAATTCTATAACAATTCATTCTTACACAGATGATAGTTTTATGGTTAAAGATATTACTAAAAAATATTACCAAGATGTTATTATTCCTGGTGGTTTTTATACACCAGAAACAAAAGCTGTAAAATTTTTTAAAATTGGTAGCCAGCATCATGGAGAAATTATGTTGTTTGAAAGATTTGGTACAAAAAATAATTATGAAGGTTTCCATGAGGATAGTATTAATAAAATTTGTTATTTAGAACCAAACACTAGAGCAGCTAAAGAAGGTTGCACTCCCATTGTTGCTTTAGTTAAAATTAATGAAAGTTCGCCTAACTACACATTAGATTTATTACACCCTAAAACTAATTTACCATTTAATAAAAAATCTACTGGCATTCCGCCAGAATGGATTAAAGTTTGTGCGCCAAAAAAAATGTCTTTTTTTCCAAAATTTGATTTAAATAATTAATTATCCCCAATCTTCACAACCAGAGGTTAAACATTTTTGGTAATAATGTTTGCCAATAAGACTAATTTTGTTCTAAAATCGTTCCAATAAAATTTAGTTGATATGGATAATGATATTTTTTTAGACAATATAAAAGATTTACCAGAGTGGGTAGAACTATATAAATTAAATCATTGGTCGCCTTCACAACTCAACCAGGCGGATGATATTTGGAGTTATAAATATTTATACTTAACCCAGGAACAACGTAGAGCTTTACCAATCAATTCTAAAATGTTTTCTGGAGTTTGTATTGGAGATCTAGCTCAATTAGTATTTGGTAATTTTTTATGGCAGCATGAAATAGGTAAAGGATTAGTTAAAAAAGAGATCCCACCGCAAAGAAAAATATTTGATAAAATTTTAGATAAATTTAATTTATATGAACCCGCAGATGACATAGATAAGGCTCAACACGATGTTAATCGATTAGGTTTAGCCAAAGCATTTCAAACATTAAAAACTGGTTTAAGAGAAATTAATTTAACTTCTCCTATTGAATGTGAGAGATCTGTTGCTTTGACTTTAGATGGCTGCATTCTTCCAACGATAGGTAGAATAGATCTGGAAGATAAAAATAATTTTATAGAACTTAAAACTAAATGGCGTAAGAAAAATAGACCAAGAAAAGATGGTACATCTAATTATTCATTACCAAAAATAGAAGAAGATTATTTAGGATTTGATGAGCATTTATCCCAAGTAGCTTTTTATTATTTTGCAAATGAAGAAAAAAAGAAACCTCATTTATTTGTAATGAATGAAGAACAATACAATATTTTTACTCCAGAAAATTGCGAGGCAATGAAACCAGAAAATCTAAAAAAACATCTTAATAGATTAACTATGGTTGCTAAACGTAGAGAAAGAGTAATGGAAAATCATGCGGGTAAAACTACCTGGCATCAAGATATAGCTCCAGACTTTAACCACTTTTTTTGGAAAGGTATGGGAGAACATAAAGATATTGCAATGAAACTATGGGGGTTAGCATGAAAGAAATTAAAGCAGATCCATTAGTTATGAATTTACAGCCATGGCTGCTGAACCGACATTTAGCGAAACCAAAAAAAAACTATTTTAAACATCGATTGCTCCTTGTAGGAATAGTTTTAGCTCTCTCTTTAGGTGTTATAGGTTTCGTTAAATATAGCCAGAGTGTCGATGTAGCGATGCACGACAAAGGTTTTAATACAGCAGTATTCTTTTACCTTCATTCAAACTCTGGCTATGCGAAAGAAAGTTTAAATGGGTAAAGTTATTAATTTAATTTCACTTGAAAGTTATCTTAAAAGATTAAAAACCAATGGTGGTATGTGGGAGTTTAAACCTGGCAAATGGATTATAAAACATTTGGAAGTAGAAGGATTGGCCCAGCATTATAATATAGAAACAAATATAGAATTAGTACATTGTGATTTAGCAAAAGATGTAGCAGTTGTAAAAGCTGTTGCGTTACATAATACTAAAAAATTTACAACACTCGGAGAAGCCTCTCCTAAAAATAATCAGTTTGAATATCCAATAGCGATTGCAGAAAAACGAGCTGTGGATCGTGCAATCTTAAAAGCATTAGGTATTCACGGCAACGTGTATTCGTCTGAAGAAATGCCAAACGAGAAACCAAACAACAATGAGAACACGGGTATTAAATTAGATCACGCAGATATTATTGAACAAAGAATTAAGACGTGTACGCACCAAGCAAATTTAGAGCAGTTAAAAAGTCAAAATAAAAAATTTTTAACAGAGCTTAAAACACAAAATTTACCTAGGTTTGAAAAATTAAAAAAAGCCTTTGTAGATAGAAACCAGCAATTTACGAAAGGATAAACATTTATGGCTGATTTTAAAAAACCACAAGATCCAAACTGGGTGGCTACATTTAGTTTGAAAAGAAACGGAGATAAAAATCCGCAAGATCCATCTACTAAAAATAGACCAGATCTTATCTTAACAGATAGTGAGAAAGTTAATCAAAAAACGGGTAAGCCGTATAGAAAAAACTTTACTATTGACGGAGTATGGATGGAAGCATCTGCTTATATCCAGGAAGATAAATCTTTAAAGATTACCATCAAGAAAACGGGTACTGGTAATGGCGCACCAGCGCAACCAGCAGCTCCAGCTCTTGAAGAAGCTCCCTGGTAATACCAAATGGATCAATATGGTTTAACTGCAAAGCAACTTAAACTTTTTAAGTTTATTAAAAACTATATTGTAAAAAATAACATATCGCCATCTTATGAAGAAATGAAGATGGCGGTAGGTTTAAAATCAAAAAATTCGATTAACAAAAGAGTAAGCCAGTTAGAAGATAGAAAATGGATAAAAAGATTACCAGGAAAAGCAAGAAGCATTCAGATAATAAAGCAATGACGCATCCAGATATTTTTAAAGAATTTAATTATGAATGTTTGAACGAGCAGATCCAGGGAGATCATTATAAAAAAATGAAAGTGGAACCAGCTTATTTTATAAGTGAAAATAAACTATTGTTTGCTGAAGGAAATGTTGTAAAATATGTGTGCCGACATCAAAATAAAAATAAAGCAGACGACATCAAAAAGGCAATCCACTATTTAAAAATAATTTTAGAACGAGATTATCCAAATGACTAAAAAAATTGAAAAATTCTGGAATGGAAGTGCTAACTTTACAGTTAAAGAAATCTTCCCTTCCGTTTCGGCAGCTCATAAACAAACTATTCCTAGCGATGCTGCTGTTTATGAAGTTGATAGTAAAACTGTCAGCTTTGAGTTCGTTAGGATAAAAGAGGTAAACAATGGCGATAACCCATTACTCTCATCTGGAACAAAAGATCCAGGAAAAAGAAAAAGAGAGGAAGTCTCTAAACGCAAAGATAACGAGACTTAAAACTAAAAATGGAGGCAAATATCCTCCAGGTATTGCAGCGTTGTCAAAGACAGCTCACGCAAAATTAATTGACGTGATCCAACTGCAAGACGAACAAAGTAAGATACAAGCGTAATTATCTTACTTTAGAACTATTATAAACTAATTAACTTTAGTAATACCCTTCCTACGCCTAAATAAAGTTACCTTTATGGCAAAATAATATCTTGACTATTACCAAATTGGTAATTATATATTTTATATGGTTAAAAACTTTCAGAAAAAAAAGTTCGCTACCTACTCTGCATTAGAGAAATACTTTACACAAAAAATACTTCCACAAAAAAACAAGTCATCCAAAGTTATCGGTA